CTGACTGGTTGGAATACGAACGCATCTTCCGTGGTCAATGGGCAGCAGAAGACAAGACTCGTGAATCAGAACGTAGCCGCATCGTCACTCCTGCCACACAACAAGCCGTAGAAACCCGCCATGCCGAGATCATGGAAGCTATCTTCGGTCAAGGCGACTTCTTCGACATTGAAGACAATATCCAAGACATTGGTGGTAATCCCATTGATGTTGAGCTAATCAAGGCTCAACTGATGGAAGACTTCAAGAAGGACAAAATCAGAAAATCTATCGACCAGATCGAGTTGATGGCTGAAATCTATGGAACAGGTATTGGCGAGATCATCGTCAAGACTGAAAAGGAATACATCCCTGCCACACAAGCTATCCCAAATCAGGTTGGGCAAGCCGCTATTGGTGTGATTGAGCGTGACCGTATTGGCGTGAAGATCATGCCTATCAATCCCAAGAACTTCTTGTTTGACCCTAACGGCACATCTATTGATGACTGTATGGGCGTGGCTATTGAGAAGTATGTCTCAATTCACAAGATTGTGGCTGGTATCGAGAAGGGCATCTATCGCAAGGTAGACATCACCCCTACCTATGAAGACACTGATCTTGAGCCTACCCAAGAAGTCTCTCAGTACCAAGACGAGAAAGTGCTTTTGCTGACCTACTACGGTCTTGTGCCTCGTGAGTACTTGAACAATATGCAGGAAAACAAGGACATTGTTGAGTTGTTTCCTGAGAATTCAGCCGCTGAAGACTACACCGATATGGTTGAGGCCATTGTGGTCATTGCCAACGATGGTTTACTCCTGAAAGCTGAAGAAAACCCATACATGATGAAAGATCGTCCAGTCTTGAGCTATCAAGATGACACGATTCCTAACCGTTTGTTGGGTCGGGGTACAGTTGAGAAGGCTTTCAATATGCAAAAAGCTATTGATGCCCAGACTCGCAGTCACTTGGATTCACTGGCACTGACCACTAGCCCCATGATTGCTATGGATGCAACTCGTTTGCCTCGTGGTGCTAAGTTTGAAGTCAAGCCGGGAAAAGCAATGCTTACCAATGGCGCACCTTCTGAGATCATTTTCCCCTTCAAATTTGGTGAAACCAGCCTGAACAACCTCAATACTGCCAAGGAATTTGAGCGTATGTTGTTGCAAGCCACTGGAACACTGGACTCCAATGGCATGGTCAGCAGTTCCGCTAGGGATGGTGGTGGTATGTCTACAGCAGTAGCCACTATCATCAAGAAATACAAGCGCACACTGGTCAATTTCCAAGAAGACTTCCTGATTCCATTCATCAAGAAGGCTGCTTTCCGCTATATGCAGTTTGACCCAGAGCGTTATCCCTCTGTGGACATGAACTTTGTTCCAACTGCCACCTTGGGCATCATTGCTCGTGAGTACGAACAACAGCAATTCATTGGTTTGTTGCAGACTCTTGGCCCTAACACCCCTGTTCTGCCATTGATTCTCAAGGGAATCATGCAAAACTCTAGTCTGACCAACAGATTTGAGTTGATTGCGGCTTTGGACGAGATGATGAAGCCAAATCCTGAGCAACAACAGATGGAACAGGCTCAACAACAGTTGGCATTGCAAGCGGCACAGGCTCAGATTGCTGTTAACACGACTCAAGCTGAACAAAATCGTGCAGAAGCTACAAAACTGGCTGTTGAAGCTCAGTTGATGCCTCAAGAAGTGCAAGCCAAGAACATGGCGGCGGTTACCAAGAATTTGCCTAATGAAGATGAAGCTGCATCTCGTGAATTTGACAAGAGGGTTAAGATTGCTGAGTTGATGTTGAAGGAAGCTGACATCAAAAACAAGTCTAAGATTGTTGAATTGCAGATGGCAGAGAAAAACAACAAAGTTGCTGGCATGGAACAAGACTTTCTGGAACAACTCTCAAAACAATTGAGTTCTGCTCAGACTGGAACTGAATAATGGATGTCGAAAATCTTGCCAAGGAGCTAATCCTTAAGAATATGACTCCTGAACAGCAGATGGCTGTTCTAGATTCTGTTCGTGCCTCTGTTGCTCAAGCCAAAGAAGTGCAAAAACGCAAGATTGGTGAGAATGTTGACTTAGTTGTTCAGGCTCTAAAGAAGATTGAATCTGACATTCGCTCACGTTTTGATGATGTGGGTAATTCCATTGAAAAGCGTGTGGCATCCATCAAAGATGGTCGTGATGGTATCAACGGCAAGGATGGACGAGATGGAAAAGATGGAAGATCAGGCAAAGATGGAGCTAAAGGCGATAAAGGTGACTCTGGTCGAGATGGGCGTGATGGAGTGGATGGTGTTGACGGTGTTTCTGTTACCGCTGCTCGCATTGATTTCGATGGTAGCCTTATTATTAGCTTGTCTTCTGGCATTGAACTCAATGTTGGTGAAGTTGTTGCTCCTGATCTTGCAGAACGCATCAAAGTCATTACTAATGGTGGCGGCACTTCTCAGTCTGTTCTTGATACTCTAGCCTCCCTCCAAACCCAAATCAATAACCTGATTCCTAGTCAAACAGGAAACTCAGGCAAGTTCTTAACTACCAATGGTTCTGCTCTTTCATGGGCTTCTGTTGCTGGTGGATTGAGTTATCAGGGAACTTGGAACGCTTCTACCAATACACCTACGCTTACCTCTAGTGTTGGTGTAAATGGCTACTATTACATTGTTTCTACTGCTGGTTCTACCAACTTGAACGGTATCACTGATTGGCAGATTGGGGATTGGTTATTGTTCAATGGTTCTGCTTGGCAGAAGATTGACCAAAGTGATTTAATTCAGTCTATCACTTCTGCTGATGGAAGTATTGTTGTTACAACTACGGGGTCAACTGTTGATCTTGCAGTATCACAAACTTCTCCTGCTTCAGTTGTTGTTGAGCAAGTTAGAAATAGCACTGGTGCAACCCTTACCAAAGGTACAGCGGTCTATATCTCTGGTGCTACAGGACAACTTCCAACTGTAACCAAAGCACAGGCAAACAACGACACAAATTCAGCCCAAACTTTAGGATTGATTACCGCTGATATAGCTAACAATTCCAATGGATATGTAACCATCATTGGTTTGATTGCAAACCTTAATACATCGGCATATACAGATGGAGCGCAACTCTATCTAAGCCCAACTACAGCAGGAGCTTTGACTGCTACAAAGCCTTATGCTCCTAACCATTTGGTTTATGTAGCTGTTGTTGCCCATGCTCACCCAACTCAGGGTAAGTTGCTTGTTAAAGTGCAAAACGGCTATGAGATGGATGAGTTGCACAATGTGTCGGCTCAGTCTCCTAGCAATGGTCAAGTACTGATTTACAACGCCTCTACATCTTTGTGGGAAAAGAATACACTGACTGATGGCACAGGTATCAGCATTACTGAGGGTGCTGGTTCTATCACTATCGCTAATAGCGGTGTAACTTCTGCTGTTGCTGGTACTGGAATCTCTGTGTCTGGTAGTACTGGTGCTGTAACTATCACCAATACTGCCCCTGACCAGACTGTTGCCTTGACTGCTGGCACTGGAATTAGTACAAGTGGCACTTATCCTAACTTCACCATTACCAATAGCGCACCAGATCAGACAGTTGCATTGACTGGTGCTGGCACTACCTCTATTAGTGGCACTTATCCCAACTTCACTGTTACATCTAATGATGCTTTCACAGGTACGGTTACATCTGTAATTGCTGGTACTGGTTTGACTGGTGGAACGATTACGACAAGTGGAACTGTTGCATTGGCAACAAGTGGCGTTAGTGCTGGTAGCTACACGGCTACAAACATCACTGTAGATGCTTATGGTCGTATCACTGCTGCGGCTAATGGTACTGCTGGTGCAAGTATCAGTAATGACACAAGCACATCTACCAACTTGTATCCACTGTTTGCGGCGGCTACATCAGGTACGCCAACAACTATATATACAAGCAATGCTAAGTATTTGTATAAGCCTAGCACTGGTGAGTTGCAAGCAACTGCTCTTGTAGCAACAAATGGTATTGTGGTGAACTCGCAGACCGTTTCTGCTGATTACACAATTGCTTCTGGCAACAATGGAATGAGTGCGGGTACTGTTTCTGTTGCATCTGGCATCACTGTGACGATTGCAAGTGGTTCTTCATGGGTAGTGGTGTAGAAAAGGAAAGATATGGGAGTCAAACTTGTTGCATCTAGCGGTGGTTCTGTAGAGCTTGTTCCAACGAACACTGCAAGCAATTTCACTGTTACTGTTCCTGCAAAGACAGGGACAATGGCTATGGATGGCCCTGCGTTCAGTGTTTATATGTTAAATGGCTCTGCAAACTTGTCAGTGACAAGTGGAGTATTTACAAAAGTAAGATTAGACACAGAAGAATTTGATACCAACTCTAATTTTGACCCAACAACAAACTACAGATTTACGCCGACTGTCGCTGGCTATTATCAGATTAGCGGCGGTGTTTTATGTGTTGGTACAGCGGCCACTAACGTGCAAGCCTCAATATATAAAAATGGTTCTGCGTATAAAAATTCTTTGAGTGGTGTAAATTCTTCTGCAAACGCAATTGGTGTTGTTTCTGCGGTAGTTTATTTAAATGGCTCTACTGATTACGTTGAACTTTATGGGGCTATTACAGCGTCCAGTGGGCCTGTAATTAGCTATGGTTCAACAAATACATACCTCTCTGGTTGCTTGGTAAGGAGTGCATGATGACATTGCCAGAAAAAATTAAAGCACTCTATCCTGATTTGCAAGACGCAGACTTCATGACTGTTATACGCTTGCAGAATGATTCTGATGGTCGTGGTGACTACATCAAAGAATGGAATCACCCAACATATCCAATGCCTACTGAGGAACAATTAGCATGACAGTCTCGATCAACGGAACCTCTGGGATTGTTTTTAACGATGCCTCAACCCAGAATACAAGTGCATTCACTGGTGGATTTGCTTTCCGCAACCGCATCATCAACGGCGCAATGGTTATTGACCAGAGGAATGCGGGGGCGAGTGTTACTTTAACTTCTGGTGGCGTGTATACGGTAGATAGATGGCAGGGTTTAGAGGACACCGATGGAAGCATGACCGCACAACAAAGTACAACTGCGCCAGCAGGATTTACAAATTCATTGGTTTGCACTACAACGTCAGCAGATGCCTCATTGGGTGCAACTCAATTTGCAGTATTGCAACAAAAAATTGAAGGTTTTAATATATATGATTTAGGTTGGGGTACTGCAAGCGCACAAAGTGTAACCTTGTCTTTTCAGGTTTATAGTTCATTAACGGGGACTTTTGGTGGTGCTTTACAAAACTCAGCGCAAAATCGCTCATATCCATTTAGCTATTCAATTCCAGTTGCAAACACTTGGACAACCATCAGTGTAACTATTGCAGGTGACACAAGCGGTACTTGGCTAACTACAAGCGGCATTGGTGTCCGTGTAATTTTTGGTCTTGGTGTTGGAGCTACATACAGCGGCACTGCTGGTTCATGGTCTGGAAATCTGTATCTTTCAGCCACAAGTGCAGTTTCAGTAGTCGGCACAAACGGTGCTACGTTCTACATCACAGGTGTCCAGCTTGAGAAAGGCTCAACAGCAACGAGCTTTGACTACAGGCCGTATGGCACTGAACTTCAGCTTTGCCAACGCTATCTGCCAGCGTTTAATCGACAATCAAATGATATATTTGGAGTGGGCCAATCTACTTCAGCAACTACAGGTCTTTTCTTTATTCCTTTTCAAGTAACTCCGCGAGTAGTTCCAACTGGCGTTACTACATCCACTGCAAGCGATTTTTATGTAGTCAATACTGCTGGAACTGTTGGGTATTTTGCTAGTTCAATTGCTTTCAGTGTTGGTGGGGCTGGTGGGGCTTCTGTAAATGTCACCTACGCAAATAATGGTGGCTCGGCTGGACAAGCAAATGCTTTGTACTCAAATGTGTCGGGAGCAAAAATTTTATTTACAGGATGTGAACTATGAACGAGCCAACTTGGAAACTACTCCCGCGAACATTTTTGCAGCCAACACAAGTCGTATGGCGTGAATGGCCTGATGGTTGTCAAGAGTCATGCCTTGTGACCGCTGAAGAATATGTCAAATGGCTTGAGGCTGGCAACACACCCATTCCTGCTGATGAGGACACACAATGACTATCACGATCAATGGCAGTGGGACAATTACTGGTGTGACCACTATGGACACAACAGTTGTCAATCAAGTTTTTACAACTCCTAAAGCAACAACAACGATTGGTGTAGGTAACGCTACTCCATCAGCATCAGGTTCTGGCGTGTCTTTCCCTGCAACTCAATCAGCATCATCTGACGCAAACACGCTGGATGATTATGAAGAGGGAAATTGGACTCCTAATTTCATATCTGACGGCGGCACAACTGGAACGACTACGGTAACAAATCGTTGGGGTAGGTATGTAAAGATTGGACGTCAAGTTACGGTCAACTTTGGCTGGACGGGTTCATTGTCTGGTTTTACTGGGGTATTGCAGATTGGGAGCTTGCCGTTTGCTGTTGTTACCGAAACCACTTATCAGTATGGTGGTGGCCTTGAATGCACCTCATCCACGGCAACAGATTCTAATGGGTCAAACTTTCAATTTTTTGCTTTCTCCAATTCTCTTTACCCTCGATACACCACGGGGCAGACTTCGGGATATTTGTTTAATGGCGCTTCTCAGGTGAACGGTCTTACCGGCATCCAAGGAACAATGACTTACAACGCCACAACTTAACAAAGGAAAAATCATGTCACTCACCAAAACAACCAACGTAGACCAAATTACTGTGACTGAGAACGGCACAGTTCTCTACCGTGAAGCAACACGCATCATGGAAGACGGCAACGAACTCAGCAAGACGTACCATCGTTCAAGCCTGACACCTGCACAAGACTTGACTGATGTGCCTGACAGTGTTGTGGCTATTTGCAATACGGCATGGACTGCTGAAGTGATTGCCGCTTATCAAGAACAAGTAAGTAAATCTATGTTGGAAACCCAAACATGACTCCAGAATTAGATAAATATTACTCAGAACGATTCTTGATGATGAGCATGGATGGCTGGAAGGACTTGACTATTGACATTGACAATATGATAGAGTCGCTAAATAATATAAGCGTTATTCCTGATGAAAAGACCTTACAGTTTCGTAAAGGAGAACTTTCCATCTTGACTTGGCTGAAAACCTTGAAAGAGGTCAGCGAACGAGCCTACGAGGAATTGAATGAAAAGAATGTATGAATTTGTCTGTGAAAACGGACACAGGATTGAACGGTACTGTAATTATGAGTTGCAGTCTGTTCAGTGTGAGTGCGGTGGTTCAGCCAGTCGCACAATCTCTGCTCCAAGCATTAACTTGGAAGGTTGGTCAGGTCATTTCCCATCCTCATGGATGAAATTTGACAAGAAACACCAAGACAAGTTGATTGCCGAGCGTAAAACCACTACATAAGCAATTTCGCCGTAGTGTCTCCTAGAACCCAAAAGTGGCAGGAAAAAGGAAAAAACAATGTTGATTGATAACCCAGATGAGATGCAAAGTGAATTAGATATTGTCGAGTCGCAAAAACTTGAATCATCTATTGAGCCAATGTCTAATGACATTCCCGACAAATATCGGGGTAAAGAACTGTCAGACATTATCAAGATGCACCAAGAGGCTGAGAAGCTGATTGGTAAGCAAGCTCAAGAGGTGGGTGAAGTACGCAAATTGGCAGACGAACTCATCAAGCAAAACCTTGCTGGAAAGTCTCAAGTTGTTAAAGAGGACGAGCCAGAAGTAGATTTCTTTGAAAATCCACAAGCGGCTGTTCGTAAGACTGTTGATAACCATCCTGATGTTCTTGCGGGTCGCCAAGCGGCTCTAGAGTTCAAAAAGATGCAAATTCAGCAAAAGCTAGCGGCTGAACACCCTGATTTCGGTCAGATTGCTCAGGATGCAGACTTTGTGAATTGGGTGAAATCTTCTCCTATTCGCATTGGTTTGTACGCAAAAGCTGATGGTGAGTATGATTACGACAGTGCTAACGAACTGCTCAGTACCTACAAGCAATTGAAGGGTGTTAAGGCTAAACAGACTAGCGATGCGGGTGAAACCCAACGTAAATCTAACCTTAAAGCCGCTACAGTTGATGTTGGCGGTACTGGTGAATCAGGAAAACGAGTCTATCGAAGGGCTGACCTTATTCGGCTGAAGATGCAAGACCCTAATCGGTACGATGCTTTGAGTGACGAGATCATGCAAGCATATGCCGAA